AAAATCTGCCTCATCGCTTTCATAGGCTTTTATAAATTCATCAGCACCTGTAAATGATCCATCAACGTCTACAGATGCAGCATAGTGAGCTACAAGTCTTGGTTCTTGTTGTGAGTAATCAAAGCTTCCCCATTGTCTACCTTCCTCAGGTAAAAATAAACTTCTTATTTTATTACCAAACTCTTTATTTCTCGCTGGTATTTGTTGAAGATTTGGATTAGAATAACTTAAACGTCCAGATACAGTGCCACCCTGGTCAGATCTTAATTGATTTATTTCTGAGTGGATTCTACCTTTGTGAACGTATCTTTGTATGGAGTCTATGAATGTTGAATGGAATTTATTTATTTCTCTTGCTTCTCGTATTAGTTGCGCTATTGGGTTATCACAGTTCACTAACCAGTTTTGGGTAAAGCTTGGTTCTCCTGTTTTCGGTGTCCGTGGATAATCAACACCTACTCTGTCAAAAATTTGTGCAACACTTCTTGCTGCCCAAATATCTACATCTAAAGTTGTTTCTTTTTTTATCTTACCAAGAACAATCGATTCTTTTTTCTTAAATTCTTTTTTAAGATCTGCTGCCCTTTGTTCATCGACACGTATACCAGTTCTACGCATTTCAATTAATATAGGTAACAGCTCCATCTCTAGGTCCCACACATCATGTAAACTCTGTTTACTAATCTCTGTTTTTAAATGCTGCCAAAGTTTTAAAGTTAAACCTGCATCTTGCTCTGCATAGAAACCAACATAACCTGCAGGTAACTTCCATAGATCTTGTTTAGGATCAATACCCCATTCTTTCGCTTTTTCATTCAAGAATGTTTCATTTTTTATTTCACCCAACCAATCTTTACTACAAGCATTTAAACTAAAACTAAATCTATTTTCATCAACAACAGCTGCTGCTATCATCGTATCTATTATCTTGCCTCTTATTTCAAAACCATTCATTAATAACCAACCAACATCATAAGAAGCATTGTGAAATATTTTATCTGCTGGTGTTTTTAAAACATTCTGCATCCAAGCTGTGGTTATACCAAGATCCATATTACCACCTGCATCGTGTTGTATTGGAAAATACCATTGTTGACCCAGTGCAGCTACTGCAAAACCTATAATTGCTCCATCGAAAGTAGCCCAACCAGATCCTTTTGTTTTAAGATTAGGATCTTTAGTTTCTAAATCTATTGCTATTTCTTTTGCTTGTGAGAGATCTGGGTATTCTTGTGGGCAAACCCAATCACTATCATTATAAATAAAATTTAATTGGTGTGTCATCTGTTAATTACGTAAAATCCTATTGAGCAAATGATTGCAATAACAATGATGCCAACTAATAGCATTCCTAATCCATAAGTTATAGTCATTTATTTTTTTTTATCTTTTAATTTTAAAATTTCTAACTGACAATAATGTATGACCTTTTCCAAATCCTGTATACCATTTTTCTGTTTGTACCTGCACACATATTTTATAACGTTTCCCTGAAAAAACGTGAGCTCATTTTTTGAGATAAACTCAAACGGTTGGATAGCCATATCTTTATAGTGAGATCCTCCAATTTGTTTATCTTGAGGAAAAGTATCTTCAAACAAACCTTTGTTTGTCATCCTTTAAATCTCTCTAGTACAGCTATTTTATCTTCCGCCTCTGCAATTTTATTAACTAATTTGTCTACTTCTTCTATGTGTTGCGGATGTTCTCCAATTCCGACTGGTTTAGTCAGGTATATCTCTATTGTAGCTTCACATTCAGATATAATCGCATCATACTTATCCTGTAAAGCTTTTATCATCTTTAATCTAAACATAATTTGCCTCGTATAAGTTAAAATATTTACCTAATGGAAAGTGATATTGGTGGTACGTGCTAAGTAAATGCAAAGTGCTTTTAGATCTGGTCGCTCCTGTGTACCAAACTCTTAACTCTTTTACTTTTTCTTCTAAGTTTTTTCTTTCAAAGTGAGATGGGAAGTTACATTTACTTGCTAATACTACATTATCAGCTTCTCCTCCCTTTACTTGATGTATGGTATCTATAATAATTTTAGGTGGTTGATTTAAATCTACACCTTCACCCATCAATTTATTAAAGTATTTCTTATCTTTATCTTTAAATTTACGTTTAAATACGTCCTGCCATAACCCTTTTTCGTCTCGCATACCACATCTTAAATGTAATTCGTCAAAAGTAAATACTTGATTTGGGTGTGCAAAACTCCATTTTTTACTGTCCGATGACCGGTATCCGTGGTCAATATTTAATAAATATTCGTACATGGTGCAAGCTTCTTCACGGTTTATGCTGCCACCGTCAACTATTTTTTCCCAATGTTGTATTGCTAGAAACTGATTCGGATCAAATGATTTGTTATTTTTAACATCTTGGAAGTATAATCCTAAACTTTTAGCCTCTTGTTGCAATTCTTTCTTCACATCGTTAATCCTAGCTAACACCATCCAATCACCGTCTAATGTCCAAGGCACTCTTTTCAGACCGTTCCATCTATAAACTTTACCTTCTTTGTAATTAGAGTAAAATTCTTTCTCTACTCTTCGATCACCCATAGATAATAACAAACATTTAGAAAAGAAATGTATATTCTTATTTAATCTAACAGATTTTTTTAACACCAAAGACCTGCCAGGAAAAGTTTGGAAATGTTCTACATCTGCTCCATTCCATTCATAGATAGCTTGATCATCATCGCCTGCAATATAAACTCTGTCTACACCTAAAGCTATTTTAACAACCATATCCCATTGCAAAGGAGTTAGATCTTGAGCTTCATCAACCATCAAAACTTTAAAAGGTATTACCAAACCATCGTCAACAAACTTTTGTACCATGTCTGTAAAATCTAATCTGTCAGGTGTTCGTTGTCCGTTTTCTAATTCCATTGTCTTAAATTCTTCGTATCCTGCTATAATTGATTTAAACTGTTGTAATCTAACAGCTTTTCTTGGCTGCTGTTTATACAAAGAAACTGGGTCAACCTTCATATTTCTTGCACGGTCATATATTTGTAGAGACCAATTATTATAAACTTTTTGATCATCGTGTCCCTCTTTGTAATTTACTTTTACAGTTCCATACTGTGTATGAAACATTAACAAATCTGCTTTTGGATCTAATACAGGGATCTCAGCAAACTGCTGCCTAGCCAAAGAATGTAATGTTCTAAAGTATTTAAAATCATCTTCATCATACTCTTTAAATCTTTTTCTTACTCTTGCAATACATTCGTCAACTGCTTTGTTGGTAAATGATATGTAACAAATTTCGTCTGGTGAATATCCTTGTTTAAGATAACGTTGAACTCTTTTTAATAAGTTTTCTGTTTTTCCTGTGCCTGGAGGTCCAAATATTTTAATTGTCTTCCCACGCAGCTTTTGTTTTAGTAAATTTGACATCTTTGTTTTTATGCTCTGATTGTTTTGGCAGAGACACTACCCAGTGTCTACTACTTATATTTTGAAATTTCTTTTTAGGTTTTGCACCTCCTTGTTCTAAAAATTTAGTACATTCTTTCTCATTCCAATTGTACCCCATTTTCTTCATAAAAGATCTAAATGTTTCTAATTTAAATCTCATATCTGTATCATCTCTCCAAATATTACCAGAGTCAATCTGGTCGAATTCTGTAGTATCTTCAACATCTTCCAAGAATCTAGACATTCTTGAATTAAATACATCTTGTCCCTCTTCAAAAGAATCGAACCCCTCCATATCTTGTTTGTTTGACATGAGTTCCTCAAGCCAATCTCTGTATGGGTCTGGATCTCTTTTTGTTGGTTTTAATGGTCTCCAAACAATGTCATAGTTTAAAAGTTGTTCTCCTAGTAATTGTTGTTGATATAATTGTTTTGTCGAAAGTCTTATTGATTTACCTTGGATAGGTAAAATCCAATATGGCTCAGGATACGAGTTTACTTTTTGAAGTTTACCTACCTCAGGTAAAGCCTCATTAGCACCTATTCCAAACTTTCTTTTAATACACTCACTAGATACACAGTGCATTCTAGCAATAGAAGTTTTACACTTGTATGCATATTCTTTGTTTTCAACACCCTTAAAAATATTCTGTAATTCTTTTGGATGTAACTTCTCTGAACAAACTTTTGACATCATCTCCCTTGTCCATTCTTCATACATTACAGGGTCTGGATTAATTTTTTTGGCTAATACTGCAACATTAAACATTGCATCATTTCTACCTTCACCCTTTTGTATTTTGTTTTTCATAAAATTTATTACGCATGGCGGATAATCTTTTGTTTCGTCATCTTGAAAAATTTTTATTTTTTTAAATTCTGTTGGTGTTACTCTGTAAGTTTTTACAAATTCATACAGATCTTCAATCTTTATTGAGTTACCTTCATTATCCATAGCAACTCTAGTTGTCATGTGTGCTTTTTGATAAGGTAAATTTACAAAATTACCTTTTCGTTTATCATCCCAATTGTCTGGTGTTAAATCTACTTCGTCTTGTGCAGGAAAAATATCTGTTGTGGTATCGTTGATACCTAAATCTGATGCTATCTCTATTAATTTTTTACGCATTGATGATGCTGGAACAACACCATCAACATGTATTATCAAATGCAAACCATTTGATTTTGATCTATACGGTACTAACGGATATCCTCTTTGTCGTATCGTTTTAATAACTTCCTTATGCTGTATATTATAACGATCAACATCGATGACACCCCAATTGCATGTATTATCATCTCTAATTGGGACACTTCCATAATATGATTCTCCTGTTAAATGTTGTTTCCAATGGTCTAATGTCATTGGTTGAGGTTCTAACCAATGTTTGTATTCTGCCTTACCTTTAGAATTTTTCTTTCCTGTAGGTTTGGAAACACCAAAATATGTGTTGGAGCCCTGGAAGAGTTCTATAAACTCCCCCAGGGTTTTGTCAAGTATTACCATAAATT